TTCAGTGGCAAGTGCTTTGTCTATTTATGGCAGTGTTACTGATTTAAATAATGCTAAAACCATTGCTCAGAACTCTGCTACACAGGCTGCTGCAAGCGCTGTAACTTCTGTAAACGCTGCCGCAAGCTCAGGAGCCTACAGAAACACAGCCATTACACAAGCATCTAACGCAAGTGCTTCAGCCATTGCTGCTGCTGCTTCAGCAACCACAGCCTCTGAGAGCGTAGCGACAATTGCAGGCTATTCTGCCACAGCAAGCACAGCAGCAACGAATGCAGGCAACAGTGCAACGGCAGCGGCTTCTAATGCCTCTGGTGCTTCTACCAGTGCCACAAACGCTTCAAACAGCGCAGCTACAGCCACTACCCAAGCAGATAACTCCGCTGCTTCTGCTGCCACAGCAACAACTAAAGCCTCTGAAGCAAGCATCAGTGCAAGCAACGCAGCAAACAGCGCTGCCTCTTCTTCTAGCTTTGCCAATGCAGCAGAAATTAGTGCTGACAACGCTGCTGCAAGTTCTGTTTCAGCAGGAACAGCAGCCGATCAAGCATCAGCCATTTATGGCAGCTCTGTAGACGTAGAAAACGCCGTGAATGAAGCCTTTGCCAGCGCAGCAGCTTCTGAACTGAGCGCTGTAAATTCAGCTTCTTCTGCTTCTGCTGCTGCTACCAGTGCTTCTAGCGCAAGCGCTTATGCCTCTGTAGGCTTTAATGTAGCAAGCACCGTTTACGACTTCGGCTTCATTACAGATTCTGTCCTAACTTTCTCCACCGATTACGGTTCTGTCCCTTAAAGGAAAAATATGTCAACTCAAGTTCAACGCCGTAAAGGCACAACTGCTCAACACGCTTCATTTACAGGGGCTAGTGCAGAGCTAACTGTAGACACCACTAAGAACACTGTTGTTGTTCATGACGGCAGTACAGCAGGGGGTTTTGCTCTTGCTAAGGAAACAGGCTCTGCCCTGTCTGCCACTTCTTTGTCTCTTCCTAACAGCACTACTAATGGCGTTGCTTATGTTAATAGCTCCAAAGTGCTCACCACGGGTACGGTGTTGACGTTTAACGGGTCACTGCTGTCCGCCGGAAATATCTCCACGTTAGGCTCTGTACAGTTTTCCGCAAATACATCCCAAGCAGCAGGTTCTCTTTCCCGGAACGCTACCTACGGATTGACGTACTTTGGTATCACAGGTAGTTCTTACGATGGAACCTTTTTAACTAATGCTGGCTCGGTAGCTTTTGGGTATAACTCCTCCGGCAACCTTGGCTTGGGGGTGACTCCTAGTGCTTGGTTTAGCATATATAAAGCATTGCAGATTGGCTCTTATGGCGCTTCTATTGCGGGTCAAACAAATGACCAAGCTCTGTCATTGTGGAGCAATGCCTATCCAAACGCAAGTAACGTAGATACTTATGTTGCCTCAAGTTCCGCAACAAAATACCGAACTGAAAACGGAACCCACAAGTGGTACAACGCCCCCTCCGGTACAGCAGGCAACGCCATAACCTTCACCCAAGCAATGACGCTGGACGCCAGTGGGAATTTGTTACTAGGAACTACGAGTGGCAGTGGACGTTTAAATGTTCAGGGTAATACCACTCTCTCTAATGCGGATACCACAGCTACTTCAGGATTATCAACGCTGCGAACGACAGGAGCTACAACTGGAAATTTCAGAGAATTAGTTTTTGGCGTAGACAATACTGCTGGATACACATGGCAACGCTCATTCCAGCAAGGTGTTGGTAATACCGCACACGCTTGGTTTAATTACAATACCCAAGCAATGACGCTGGACGCTAGTGGGAATTTGTGGGTGGGGACTACAGCTGCACTTTCAACAGAACGAGTTAGCATAGTGACCGGCGGCACGCAAGCGTTGTATACCAAGAACAACGCTGCTGATTTTAATTTTAATTGCTGGAATGCTGCAACCACAGGAGACAATCAGTTTATTCAGTTTATTACTGAAACAGCTGCAACAGCTCGCGGCTCTATCACTTACAACCGTGCAGGCGGTTTAGTTGCCTACAACGTAACGTCTGACTACCGAGCCAAAGACATCAGCGGCCCTGTTGTTAATAGCGGTTCGTTAATTGACTCCGTACCTGTGTACATGGGCAAAATGAAGGGGGCTACACAAGAGCGCCCAATGTTCATCGCTCACGAAACACCCAACTACGCTCATACTGGCGTGAAAGACGCAGTAGATGAAAACGGCAAACCTGTGTATCAGCAAATGGACGCTTCTGCCCTTATCCCTGTGATGTGGGCTGAAATCCAAGACCTCCGTAAACGCCTTGCAGCCGCAGGCATCTAACCTGAAAGAAAACTATGACTACATATCTCTGGACAATTAACCAAATGGAACGCCTCACCTCTGACGGCTTTGTTGTCACCGTGCATTACAACGTGGGTGCCACCGACGACACTTACCAAGCCAGCACCTACGGCACCACCAGCTACACGCAAACGGAAAGCGAAGCTTTCCTCCCCTACGAAGACCTGACGCAAGCCGTTGTGGTGGGCTGGGTGCAGGAAGCCTTGGGCAAGGAAGTGGTAGAAGCTTCTTTGCAAAGCCAACTAGATGCTCTGAAGGCTCCTGTACAACAAAGCGGCTTGCCTTGGGCAGCATGAATGCCCTAATTCAGCGCCTTAAAAGCAAAACCTATTGGGTAGCCCTAGTAGGTGCTTTGCTGACGGCTGTGGAGGCTAATAGCGGCCTTCTAGGGCAGCTTGTGCCCCCAGAGTATCGAGCATACGCTCTCATGTTGTGGCCTGTGCTGATGCTGGTGCTGCGAGAACTAACCAGTACGGCACTAGCTGATAAATAGGAGAAAGTATGGAATTCCAACAACTGCTAAACATTGTTCTTGGCACAGCAATGGGGGTAGTTGGTTGGTTTGCTCGGGAGCTTTGGGCAGCAGTGAAAGAACTTAAATCTGACTTGTCCAAGCTTCGTGAAGACCTGCCAAAGACATATATTAGCCGCGAAGACTATCGTTCTGATTTAACAGAAATTAAAATAATGCTTCGTCGAATAGAAGACAAACTTGAAAAGAAGGAAGACAAATAACTATGGCCTCTAAAGCACAAACCAAAGCACAAGCTAAGATGGGAAAAGTAATGCACGAGTATAAGGCAGGCTCTCTTCATTCAGGCAAGGGAGGCCCTGTTGTCAAGAACCCCAAGCAGGCCCTCGCCATTGCGATGAGCGAAGCGAAGATGCCCATGCGTGGACAACGCACAGCAACCAACAAAGCAAAGAAGAAATAAATGGCCTTCCCCTCCTTTCTAGAACTTGTTAACGATGTTCTGGTGCGTCTGCGTGAGCCAGAAGTTTCTACTGTCAACGAGAATGTGTTGTCTAAAATCATTGGAAAAATGGTTAACGATTCTAAACGACAAGTAGAAGATGCGTACAACTGGAATGCTCTGACAGCTACCCTTACCGCTGTAACCATTCCTGCTGTGTTTAACTATGCTTTGGTAGGCACTGGTAATAGGTTTAAAACAATTGACGTTTGGGACAGCACATCAGCTTCAACGCTGAGTTCGGTTTCTACACGTCAAATGAATGAGAACTTTTTGCTAGGAAACACCACAGCAACCATTGGTGCTCCTTCTGAATATAACTTCAATGGTGTGTCTTCGTTGGGAGATGCTCAGGTAGACATTTGGCCTGTTCCTGACAAAGCCTACACCCTTTTCTTTAACCTATATGTTCCTCAAGAGGCTTTGGTAGCCGATAGCGACCAAATGCTTGTTCCTAAAGAACCTGTAATTCTGCTTGCTAAAGCTATGGCTTTGGTGGAGCGTGGTGAAGATGGTGGTTTACTTAGCTCTGAAGCATATCAAATCTTTTACAAAAGCTCTTTGTCTGACCACATTGCTATTGAAAGCAGTCGTTATCCAGATGAAGATAGTTGGGAGTGGGTTTAATGCCACAACAAATACAAACTTATTCAATCTCTGCTCCGGGCTTCTATGGACTAAACACACAAGACAGTAGCCTTGATTTAGCACAGGGCTTTGCTCTGGTGGCTAACAACTGCGTCATTGATAAGTTTGGACGTGTTGGTGCTCGTAAGGGCTGGGTTCCTCAGCACGTATACAACGAAGCTCTAGACGGGGCTGCTGTGCGTACATTGGGAGAGCATGTAGGCGATGATGGTACTACGTATGTAATGTGTGCAGGTAACAACAAAGTGTTTCGTCTTGTTAGTGGAACACTCACTGAAATCACTTATGGTGGTGGTGGCACAGCTCCTACCATTACAGCAGACAACTGGAGCATCTGTCACCTTGGAGGCGCTGCCTTTGCTTTCCAGATAGGCCATGACCCTCTGGTGTTCGACTCAAGCCTGTCTACAACGCAGTATAGGCGTGTTAGCGAGCTTCCGGGCTATAGCGGTACAGTACAGAAAGCAAACTTCTGTATGGCTGCTTTTGGACGTGTTTGGAACGTAGACACAGCTACAGATAAAAGCATTATTCAATGGAGTGATTTGAATGCTCCAAACAAGTGGAACTCAGGTTCTGCTGGTACTTTAGACACAACCTCTGTATGGCCTAACGGAAACGACACAGTTGTAGGGATGGCTGCCCATAATAATTATTTATTTATTTTTGGCAGAAACAATATTTTAGTGTATAATAACGCTAACATCGTTATTAACAGTGCTACTTCTACGCTAGATGCAATGTCTCTTGCAGACACCATTACAGGCATTGGTTGTATTGCTCGTGACAGTATTCAATACACAGGCTCTGATGTGTTGTTCTTGTCGAATACAGGCTTACGCTCTGTTATGCGTACCATTCAAGAGAAGAGTGCTCCATTTCGTGACCTCAGCAAGAATGTACGTAATGACTTAATGAGCGCTGTTGCAGGTGAAAACCTAACAACAATTAAAAGCGTGTATAATCCCTTTGAAGGCTTTTATCTCTTAACGCTTCCTATACTAAAAACAGTGTATTGTTTTGATATAAAGAACC